TATAACCGTTATTATACCGTCATTGTTTGGGTGATTTGAAATCACATCATTATATACACACTTTACCTAGACGATCTTTGATGGGGTGGTTTGAAACCACATCATCATACATGCATGTTAACACTTTAACATTTTAAGAGATATAGAGGGGGTTACTCAAAAATGAAGATACCCAAAAGATGTTCTACAAAACAACATATATACATGTTAACACTTTATTTCTTAAATAACCTTGATAAAAACCCTTTTTTCGCCTGTTTGTCCTTAACAATCTTATCCAATGCATTCATAAGTTTTCTGTCACGTTCTTCAATATATTGTTGTTGCTTCTCTACTTGCTTTGTTAATGATTCTATACGCTGTGACTGTTTAGCATTATGTTCAGCTAACAACTCTATGTTTCTCGCTTGTTCATTGTTCTGTTCAACCAATAAACCTATTCCCTGGGCCTGTTTTTCGTTTTGTTCAATCAATTGTTCAATACGTTCAAACATATTCTTTTGTAAATCTGGCAATGTTTGCAAATAGCTATTCATCTCTTCATTATCTGACTGAATGGTTATTGTTTCAGTCTGCTGTAACATCTCTTCTATTTGTGCCTTCTGGTGTCCATGATCTAGTAGATGTCTAATGCGCTTTATTGCATCAATTGATGTTTCATGTATCAAGTAAGAGCGCCTTTCTCCCCTATCAGTAAGCAAATAATCTTTATATTGTCTCACGTATCTTCTAACCGTTTCGGCTGGTATTCCTGTTTCGTCAGCGACTTGATTAACTGTTTTCCACTTATTCACGATAATCACTCCTTCATTCATGCATGCAACATTCATTTAAGCCTATATTAGCATACTTACCATGAATGAGTGATGCTCATAAATAAAAAAGTGAAAATTAAATGTATCAAAGATACTGTGTCAATTCGGCACAGTAATAAAGTTTGTATTTGAATAGTAATGCTGCGAACCTTAAAAGTAAGAGATATACAGTTTTTCAATGAAAAATAGGTGTTATTTAAGGTTGTTGCCCTAATCGTTAAATTAAGCCTGTTACAGATACTTTTAGGTGTTTGAGTACAATGGCATTAGCACTTGCTAAATGTAGCCTTAAACAAGCTGTGTTAAACACGTTTTTGAAGGTTTGTATGAAATAAAAAGACTGCCCATAAAAGACAGTCAAAAAGAGTGTTAAAACATGTAATTGTAGTTCAAGTGATTGTTTCGGCAATCTCCTACAACAATCATGGTTGTCTAATCGGCAAATATATCCGATGTGTCGATGGTGAATTTGTGGTATTCAATTTCACTATTTACGTTAGCTAATATATGAAAAACACAATCCGTTGATACGTTTATTGGGTGCTTCTTGCTTATATCCCCATGAACATATGTTATTGCCTTAATAAAGTTTTCTAATGTTCTATGTTCAGGGGGTAATATTAGGGCTAGTTGATGGTCAGAATATTTATCTGGATCTCTACTAAACCCCGGTGCTGCTCCATCTAGCACCAATGGATAGCCACTTTCAATATCTTTTGGCCCGGGCAAGTATTTATCCGCTCTAATATCAACCATACCCGTCGTTCCATCATCATTAAATCCGAAAATATATATACTGAAATCTCTATTCAAATCCGCTGGTTTTTTAGTTTTTGGGAGCAGTCTTTTCAGTATCTCATAAAAATCATCTTCTAAAGATTGACTCTCGTCATCGTGTAATCTTAAGGTTTTTGATACGCTATCAATTATTGAATCGAAATTTTCAATTTTCATTTCAAGTATATTATTAAGTGTTTGTTGAGCGACTTTCCTTACTGTCTGTAGGTCGTCTGTTTTAGACAGTTTGTTCGCTAACTCTACTTCAAATGTTCTCGATAATAAGTGGTTACCTAAGCTTGATAAAAGCACTTTGTCTGTCAAAGGGAATACTTTTTCAACATAACCGTCTGTTTTAAAGTATTCGCCTATTTTTGCGTCAATGTCTATGCTTTTTAAAAACTCAATATCTTTATCAGTATTTGCAAAGTAGGTTATGGCTGTATCAGATGTTGAAATAACAAAATTTGTTTGAACTAAACTTATAGATAAACTCATGTTACACCACCTACTATCATCATGTTATCTGGGCTATAACTCGTATTAGAAGCATAAGCCGCTGTCACTCCGCCACGTGTTTGAACATTAAGTATTCTAGATAATGGGCTTGTTAGTTGTTGGTTTAATGTTGAAATGGCTGGTGATGTTGTTATGTCTAATGTTTTGGTTGCATCTTTGGATAGCTCCTTGTTCAAGTCAAGTGCTTCACTAACCCCTTCTCCTATTTTCTTGTTTGTCTTATCCTGCTCTACTCCTATTCGTCGTATGTTCCCTTGACTATCAATGAGATAACGTTCAGTAGCTCTGAGACTTCTGCTTTGTTCTTCTATTTTTCTGTTATGTTCGGACTGATAGCCGATTTTCTCATTCAGTCTATCTCGTACACTTTCATGTTTGTAAATTAATTCATCTTGCTTGTTAAGTTCATTTTGAATGTTTTCAAGACTGACACCCTCTTGTTGCGCATTCTTGACCATCTCGTCACGTTCTGCTTGTAATTTACTTATGCGCTCATCAAGCTTATCTAAACCTTTACCTTTTTCCCAATTCAAGTCAACTTCCGAAAGTATCATCTCAGCCATACGAACGTTAATTTCTTCTAATTTAGCAAGCTCTTCTTCATTTAAATCTCGCTTTTCTAATAGCTGTTGATATTCTTCCTGCAAGCTTTCTAGGACTTCTAAGCGACCTTGTTTCTCTATGTCGGTTAGTACCTTTTGCTCTTGTGCAAGCTCTAACCTTTCTTCTTCCGTTCCCTTACCACTTCTTAGCAAACTGTCAATCTCTCTTAATCGATGCTCTATCTCTTCTTCAGACTTGCCACGTGCATCAATTGCTAGTTGAATTTCTTTGTTTTTAGCCGCAATATCTTCTTGTAATTTAGCTTGTTCTTCAAGTAATTTATTCTCGTTCTCTAAGGCCTTTTCTCGCTCTAATTCTAACTCCATGAACGACATTTCTCTAAGTGCTTCTATATATTCACGCACTCCGCTTGTAGCGTCTATATAAGAATTACCCTGTTCAGTGATCGCCTTCTCAACACCCGGTGACTGCTCAACAATATCATTATTTAAAGCTACCATCTGTTCTAATTCTTTATTTGTTAGACCGCTCTTTTCGGCAAGTTCTTCATATTCCTGTTCAAGTGCAGCAACGCTTGCTGGGTCTTGCACTCTTTCAAGTTCTTTTTGAATGTCTAACATGCGGCCAAACTCATCGCCTGTAAGTCTACTCTTGAGCTGTAGATTTTCGTACTTGTCAATTAACTCTTCTAATGAGTCTGCCTGTTCCCACAATTTGTTGGTTGTTTCAAGCGATATATCGTGAAGCTTTTTAGACTCTTTATGTGCATCATAGAGTTTATATCCTAAATAGGCTAGTCCACCACCTGCAGCTACTGCAATGCCTGCCGGGCCGCCTAAAGTAGCTAAACGACCAACTAACCCTGCCCCGCTTGCTCGACCTAGCATCTTTGCAACACTGCCGCCTACCCTTAACACACCGCCAAGCGCTGTCGATACATTACCAATCACAATTGCAGCTGGCCCTACTGCTCCTGCCATAGCAATCCATTTTAATATCTGTTGTTGCTGCTCTTTGTCTAACTCGCCAAACTTGCGAATTAAGTCAGTTCCTTTTTTGGTCAAATCTGTTAAAGCCGGTATAACGTGTTCAGCTGCCGCTATACCTGCGCCTTCTAGGGCAGAGCGAAATTCAACCATTGCGCCCTTGGCATTATCTTGCATAACCTTTGCCATTTTTGACGCTGCGCCTTCTGAATTCTCTAATTCCTTAGTGTTGTTAGCTAGACTCTTTGAACCTTGGTCAAGTAAGATAGCCCAATGTCTTTGCGCTTCAGTTCCAAATAATGTAGCTAATGTTGCTGCTCTTTGCTCTTTTCCATAACCTTTCATAGATTTCTCTAATTCAGAAACAATTTGTGACAATGGCTTCATTTCATTATTGGCATCAAAAAATGATATGCCTAACTTTTTCATTTCTTTTTTCATCTTCTCGGTTGGATCGGACAATCTTAATAAACTTGTACCAAACGCTCTACCGGCCATGCTTCCTTGTATACCGTTATTAGAGAATTCCATAATAGCAGCCGCTGTTTCTTCCATAGATAAACCTAATGTATTTGCTGTTGGGGCAACATATTTCATTGCTTCAGCCATCTGCTCAACGTCTGTGTTTGCGTTTGCCGCTGCATGCGCCAATACATCAGCTACATAACCAGACTTCTCGGCTTCGATGTTAAAGCTCGACATAATGTTACTTGTGACATCAGCCGCTCGCCCTAAGTCCATAGCGCTTGACGCTGCTAAATCTAGTAGCCCAGGCATACCTGCCATTATTTCGCTAGTGTTCCAACCTGCTCTGGCTAAAAATTCCATTCCATTCGCTGTTTCTCGTGCGCTAAACCGAGTGGACTCGCCCAGTTCTTTAGCTTGACTCTTTAGTTTTTCCATATCTTCAGCAGTTGCCCCAGACACCGCTTGAACTCTCGACATTCCTTCTTCAAAGTCAATACCAACCTTGATTGCTGCCGCCCCAGCCGCTAAAATAGGCGCTGTAACTCTCATGCTGTACTGTTGGCCAAAACGTGTTGTTGCTCGACCGAACGTTTGCATTCTCTGTCCTGCTGTCTCTAATCGCTCGCCTAATCTAGTCCAGCCACTTTCTTGCGTACGTATTAGCTGATTTAATCGGTCTAATTGTTGTTCAGTGCGTTTCATCTGTGCTTGAGCGTTATTATATTGGGCAGCTAATTCCCTTGTTGAATTAGAGTTCTCGCCATTCACACGAACAGACTCATCGTAACGTCTTTTTAATTCAGCGACCCGTTCACGCTGAACGTCTAAACGTCTAGTGAGTATGTCAGACTCTTGCCGCATTCCTTTAACGCTTGTCCTGTACGCTCGACTGCTTGAACGAAAGTTGTTCATCTCACTGCGTATACCTTTAAGGTCACGGCTTAAATCGGTTAAATTGGAATCTCCCGTTTGCTCAAAAGATAGTTTAGTCTTTAAATTTCCTATTTCAGTCATTTAATCATCTCCAGAAACATTCTCTTCATTAGGCTTACCAAAGAGTGCTTCTGCTAACTTTTCGCTGAAATATTCATCCGTTACCCCATTCAGTAATTGATCAACTGTAAATTGACTATCAAATACAACGTCTGTGATGATACTGGCTATCCTATTCTCAAATTCAATTTGTTTTTTTGCTGGTATAGAACCATCCTGTTCTAAAATCTCCTCTTCTTCTGCCTGGATCTCCATAAATTTCCTACGCGCTAACATAGGCACTAAACCCGTTTTAAATGTCTTTTCTTCTCCATCAATTAAAATAGTGATTTCCATATTAAAAACTCCCCCTTTTATATTAAGAAGCTATATTTTTAAGTCTCTTCATTAGTTTTCGCTTTCTTTTGCGTAATCTCTTCGACTTCATTTCTTCTAATTGTTTCATCCGCATTTGAATATGTCCGGGCTGGGGTGTTCGGTTGTCAAGGTAAAATGTTGACTCTCTCATACTGTCACCCCTCTCCTAAATGACTTAAATTGCGACATATGTTGTTCAATGATTTGTTTTAAGTCATGACCTTCTAACTCTAATCGGTCACCATACAAGACAATGTCATCCTTCAAGCAATTCAATACTTCACTTAATACCGATTTATCCATGTTTTCATCAATTGTGTAATATTGCACCAATAAACCGCTCATGATCTCAATCATGTTTATATATACTTCGTGATATATGCCCTTTTGTTTCATAATCTCAATGATTTGATTAGTGACTGACCGCATTAATAATTCCATACTATCCCCCCATTTTTTCTAGCAGTTCAGTTATGCTACTTTGTTTTTCTTTAGCGACTGACTCTCTCAAATGTCTAGGATTCAAACACAGGATATTGGAATATGTCGCTATATCTACCCTTAGCTTTTCAATAGCTGTTAGAATAGGTCTTTTCTTTGTGTTGACTGCCCCAACTGCGTTTGTGTGTTCTTCGGTCACTTCGTATCCACCTTCTTTAAATTGCTTCGTCAAGGATTCGTATTGATGAATCATGTCAACAAATATATTAATTGTTTCGTTGTATTGCTCTTTATATACTCCTAATTCCTTCATTGCTGTTATAACGTCTTGTTTTATCTGATCTATTTCTCTCATTATTTTCACCCCTTCAACAGTAGGCTTATGAAAAAAACTCTTTCCATTGGATGGGATTGCCACCCTTCGCCCTAGCAGTTCATATACCCCCTAGGGTATACGGGGGGTTATGTCAACCTTTCTAAAGTTCGTTTAAAGTTATATAAATAAGTGTTTGCTCGTTTGTATGCGTTATGATCAGTCAAGTTACGCAATTCACTTCTTGTGCTTTGATACAGTTCTTT